AGGATGTCGAGCAACGACTGCGCCGTGACCCGCTCGATCCCGTCATGATCGACCACCCCCTTGGCCCGCTCGAGGATCGGCACCCAGACGTCGGCGTTGCGGTTCTCCAGCCGCACCTTCTCGGAATTGAGCCGCTCCAGCCAGGACAGCGGAAAGTTCGGGACTAGGTCGTCGCCTTGCTGTGCATCGCTCATGGCTCAGGTCCATCCCGCCGCCGTGACTGCCGGCCGGTAGCGCTGCTGCTGCCCAGGCTTGCGCCCCGCCCGCCGAACGAATTCCTGGAACAGGGAACCAGCATTGACGGTAAGACAGACATATTGCAATGCGTCGACGCAATGCGAAAATCCCTCCGCGTCGAATTTCTCCGGTATCGCCCGCAGCCCACCCTCCCGGTTCTTCTTGAACCGGTAGCCGCCCGCCATCGCCCGCACCAGGAACGGGCAGCCCGTCGAATTGACCACCAGCGCCGCCTTGCCCGCGACATTGCGCGCCAGCAACGTCTCGACCGCCCGCAGCCGCGCGTCAATGTCGTTGGTCGGCGCCGGAAACGCCGACAGCCCCATCCGCTTGAGCGCGTCAAACGACGTCTCCTCCGCGATCGTCCCCTTGGCGGCACCAGCCGGATCGCCCACCAGCACCACCTTCGCGCCCATGAACTTGTTGCTGTAGAGCCGCGGCCGCAGCCGCTCCTCGACCTGCTTCTCCAGCCCAATGTTGATCGCCGGCACCTCCTCATGCACCAGCAGCCGCCCGGTATGGTCGACCTGGCAGATCAGCGCCCACGGATTGCGCCCGAAATCGATCCCGACAATCAGCGGATAGCCGGGGATCACCAGCGTCTCCGGCGCGGTGTGGAACGAGGTTCGCCACGTCGCCTTGAACACCGCCTCGCCCGACGGATCGTCGGCATATTCGGCATAGACGTAGCGCCGAACCCAGGGATGATCGGAGCCGTACAGCTCGAGAAACCGCTCGTAGTATTTGCGCCCCTGCGCCAGCCGATCGGGATGGTTGATCGGTAGCCTCGACGTCTCCTCGGTCTGCAGCAGGTGGTTCAGGTTCTCGGCCTGCGGGCTCATCCCGGACGGCTGGATGAAAACCTGGAAATCCGCCGGCGGCTCGGTCATGAAACGGTGCCAGTCGCTCATCAGCCGCGGCATGTTGGTGTCCGCAATGATCCCGTACCAGGACGGCGACCCGCGCTGCGCCGACGGATAACGCCCGATGCGGCTCGAGACCGGCGCCAGGATGTCGAAATTCATCTCGATCGCCTCACTGAGCCACGCCCCGGTCAATTGCATCGACAACAGCCGCGCCTGGTCGGTCGCATCCTCCAGCGGAATGAACACGAGCTCGCTCTTGATCTCGCCGAAATCAAGATAAAACGTATTCTCCGAGACTTTCCACTCGCCCAACCCCTGCAGCCAGATCTGGCAATCCTTCAGGATCGTATCGCGCAATTGCTTCAAGGTCTGCCGCACGATCGCAAAGCGCGTATACCGGTAGCCATCCGCCGCCTTGCCCTGCGCCATCGCCCGCCTTAAGACCTCGACAATGCACGCCGTCGTCTTGCCGGAGCCCACCGGCCCAGCCGCCATGCGCCCGAAGGCGTTCGACTTCATGAACCGGGAGAGCGTCGGCGGCGCCGTGTAGGTCAGGCTCATTGCACCGTGCCGTGAAATTGGAAGTCCGCCGGCACGTAGTAGTCCGTCGCCGGGTCCAGCACCCAGCCTTCCGGCACCGCGCGGCCGGCGCCAACCACCGCGAACAACGGAATGCCGCCGATGGCTTTGATGGCCTCTACCCGGCGCATTTGGTCCGCCAGGATCTCGGCAATCATTTCGACGGTAATGTCCATTAGTCCTTGCCGATCCCCGGAAACTTGGCCTTCACCTTGGCCCGGACCTTGGCCTTCTCCGCGCTCGAGCCGTGCTTGCTGACCATCGCCAAGGCTAGTCGGGCGTGATTTTTGTCGGGCACCGGATAGCTGCCGCTGCCTTTACCCTGCGGGCCCTCGCCCTTGCCGGGTAGCGCGAACGCCGACGACGGCAGCCGCTTGCGCTGCCCGCTCGATAGCTTGGCCATCTAGTCCTCCTCCTGCCTCGGGGTTTTTCGCGGTCGCCCGGGCCCGCGCTTCACCACCACCTCGGCGGCAGGCTCGGCGGCAATCAGGTCGATGTCCTTGGGGCCCATCCTCTCGATCGGCTTGTCGTACTTCTCGACCACCGGCTTGCCCTCGCCATCCTCGCCCAGGTTTATGGTGATCACGAATCTTTCGTTGCTCTTGGCCTCCTTGGGATCGCCCCCCAGCCCCGCATTGCGCGAGAACAGCTTGGCCACCTCGGTCGCCGCCGACAGCGATTCGTCGCTCATCATCCGCCCGCCCAGCCGCGGCAGCGCCTGCTCAAGATAGGCCGCGCTGATCAGCTTGACCCGCTCGTTGGTCGACAGCGCCGAATTCCATTCCAGCGTGAACTGCTCGAACGCCCGCTTGTAGAACGGCAGCTTGGATATCTCGTAGAAGTCCTGCTCGCTGATGCCAAAATCCGCGAAAATAACCCTATAACTGCGGATCGCCATCGCCATCTCGCGGGCGAGCTTGGCTATGGCGACTTCATCTAAATTTTGGTCGGGCGGCTCAGTGGGCTCGGACATCCGCGCACCCTATAACATTTCCCGTTGGTAGGGTAGGATGGCCCGCATGGCACAGAACCCCCTCGCCCAGCAAGGCGTGCTTCAGGTCGTCCCGCCCGCCGCTTTAGAGGCTCACCTGCAAGCTCAGCAACTTGCTCGCTCCCAGGCGGCAGCGCCACAACAAGAACCAGCCCCGCCGGCTTTAGTTGGTTGGGTACGTTCACAGTTCGAAATCTTCCGCAACCACCGCAACACCGCCGCCGGCTGGTCAAATCGCTTGCTCGAGGCCCTGCGCACCTTCAACGGCCAGTATTCGCCAACCAAGTTCCAGGAAGTGAAGAAGTTCGGCGGCTCGGAAGTCTACGCGCGTTTGTCCGCCCAGAAGTGCCGCGCCGCCTCGTCCCTCCTGCGCGATATCTACCTCGGCTCCGACCGCCCCTGGTCGATCCGCCCGCCCGCCGATCCCGACGTCCCGCCCGATATCGTCCAGAAGATCGATGCGCTCATGGCCCACGAGCAGCAGATGATCATGCAGACCACCGGCCAGGCCCCCTCCCCGCAGGACGTGCAGATGCGCCGCGCCGCCCTCATGACATCGGCCGCCGACGCCGCCAAGAAAAAGGCCGCCGACCAGGCCCAGGTCGCCGAGGACAGGATCGATGAGATCTTGAGGGAAGGCCATTTTTATACGGCCCTGGCGGAATTCCTGGTCGATCTCCCCATCTTCCCGTTCGCCTGCATCAAGGGCCCCACCGTCAAGATCATGCCCGAGGTCAAGTGGAACAACGGCCAGCCGCTGGTGCGCCAGATCCCGAAAATGGTCTGGAGCCGGATATCCCCCTTCGATATCTGGTTTACGCCGGGCGTGGCGGACATCGCCAACGCCAACGTCATCGAAAAATCACGCCTGACCCGCGCCGAGCTCAACGATCTGCTCGACCTGCCAGGCTTCGACCAGGCCGAGGTCCGCGCCGTCCTCGACGAATACGGCCGCGGCGGCCTCTACGACAACTGGGACACCACCGACGCCGAACGCTCGGTGCTCGAAAGCCGCGAGAACCCCGCCTGGAACCGCTCCGGCCTCATCAACCAGATGGAGTTCCACGGCAACGTCCAGGGCCGCCTCCTGCAGGACTACGGCATGCCCGGTATCGCCGACGAACTGCGCGACTACCACATCGACGCCTACGTCATCGGCAGCCACATCATCAAGGCCAACCTCTCCCCCTCACCGCGAGCAAGACATTCCTATTACATGACCAGCTTCGAGAAAGTCCCCGGCACCCCCGTCGGCAACGGCCTCGTCGACATGATCGCCGACCTCCAGGACGTCGCCAACGCCACGCTCCGCAGCTTGGTCAACAATCTCTCGATCAGCTCAGGCCCGCAGGTCGTCATCAACGACGATCGCGTGCGGCCCGAGGAAAACACCGACGACCTCTACCCTTGGAAACGCTGGCACGCCTCCTCCGACCCGGTCGGAAATAATAGTAAACCTCCGGTCGAATTCTTCCAGCCGCAGTCGAACGCGCAGGACCTGCTGACCGTGTTCAGGGCCTTCGTCGATCTAGCGGACGACATCTCAGCAATCCCCAAATACATCGGAGGCCAGGCCTCTGGCGGCGCCGGCCGCACCGCTTCCGGATTGAGTCTTCTCATGAACAATGCGGCAAAGATTCTCCAGACCGTTGCTTCTAACGTAGACCGCGAGATATTCGAAGGAGCATTGCAGCAACTATTTGATCTGGTGTTGTTGTCGGATACAACCGGGCTTTTGAGCGGTGAAGAAAATATTTTTGTCCAGGGAGTGGGTGTAGCAATTCAGCGAGAAACGCAACGGCAACGACA